GCCAAGCAAATCATTAAGCATATCTTTCAGCTGACTTATGTTTGTGCTCAAATACCCATCCATTTGTGCACGGCTTAATTCGTATATCCTGCCACGTTCCAATTGATTCAGTTTGTTACTAATATTTAAAAGTTCACTACTATACCTTTTTGAAATGTCATAATCCAGTTTACTCATCGCTTGTACCTCCATTGTTTTTTTATTTATTCTATCATCCTATTTATAGAGATACAATCGTTAATTGGAAGTTTTGATAGTTAACTAAAGCTCTCGTCCCAAAAGTCCATGAGCAGTAAACCCTTGTATTTACAGGAATTTTCTCGTATCTATTGCTATCATCAGTACCAATCTGCTTTAGTTAATTAGTTTCCGCTTTCGGTTCTTCTTCCTTATTAATATCCATCAACTCATTATACTGTTCCTCTGTGATTCTCCCAACTGCAAAAAACACATCAATCTTATTCTTTAAATCATCTGTAAGTCCGTTTCTTTCTTTAAGTTTTAATAATGTTCTATATAACATAATCATACCTCCAATTCTGTAAGTGCTACTGCGTATTCGCTGTTTACATAGGCTTCTGCTGATTGTAAGTCCATATCATAGATGTAATCTCGGTTGTCGTTTAACTGTTGCTTCACATAGTTCCAACCATTAGTCATGCTAATCGGATAGTTAAATACTGTATATCCGTCAAGCTGTTCTGAATTGACGCTGATGTTTGTAGTCGGATAATATGTGGATAGTGATTTTAGAGATTTGATTTGTTCAAGCGATAATTCTTCTTCAGTTTGTGAAGTTAATACATAAATTACATATGTATCTTGAACTAATTTAATTGCTGTTTGCCTATCCGTAAATCTATCATCAACAAAAATAATGCTGTTATTGCTAGGAATGTACACATATCCGCTTTTATCAGTCCACATCGAACTTTTATACCGGTTCGATATAGGACGATGCTCTTTACTTGCATCATTAACACTGAATGCTAAATAACCATTTCCGTTTGAGTGGAGACCATGTGATGCATTTACATCTTTAACATCTTTCAAGTTTAATCGCTTTACTTTTCGATACAATTTTCCTTTCTCAACATCCACATAATCACTAACATACTGTTGTTCACCGATTGTGACGTTGCCACCTGAATTTACAGGGATTGCGTTGAGGGTAATATTGTTAAGCGTAACAGATTGAACCTTTAATCCATCTTCATTTATTACTTTAACAGTCGGATTCACCACGCTCTTAATCTCAACTGGATTTTCGGGTGAGGGTGTTCCATCCTGTGAGAGTTTTCCATATATCATCATATCTTGAATCTTTCCATTATCAGAATCAGTAATATGAGTTCCGCCCTGATTCGATGCATAGAACTTTGTAATTTTGTTGGATAAACCATCCTTCAGTGAAGCAACATCCTTTTTATTCTGTTCGATCTGCTTTGATGCATCCTCTACACTTTTTGCAGATTGAGCCGCATTGTCAGCAGAAGTCTTTGCACTTTCAGCTGATGCAGCAGCATTTTCCGTATTACTGGCAACAGTCTGAGTGTTTTGTGCTACTTCCTGAGCATTATTCAAAACAGTTTGGGCGGCTTCTTCTACAGTTGCTCTATCATCCGCAACGGTTTTAGCATCATTCCCCACTCTGGTTATGATCTTTTCTCCCTCAGTCTTTACGGTATTGACCGATGTATTTTGCTGATTGGTGATTGTATCTATTGCCTGTTGTTTTGTAGTATTAATCTCTTCTTTCGACTGTTCAACCGCTTCGGACACTCTACTGCCAAAACCGGCAATCTGTTCATTGACATTCTGCTCAGATTCAGATACTGTCTTTCTTGACTGTTCGGCGCTCTGAGCAGAATTCGCAGCGCTATTTTTGCTATTTTCCGCTTGCTGAGCCATCTGGACTGTATCGGAATGTAACTGTTGTACATCTGTCTGGTCTGCTTCTATTTCCTGCTGTGCCAGCTCTACTGCTGCTCTGGATATTTCTACCTGTGCGGCTTTATTAATCACATCGTTATATGCAGCAGTGTATTCCGGCGTCATATCTCCGGGCGCAGCTATCATCTGCCAATGTTCTGAATTGTGCCCCGAATCAGGGGCTATTCCGGTGATTGTTGTCTCCAACTCTGCCTGGCAGAAATATGAGCCGCCCTGATATGAAACTGTATCAAGATATTCATACGCAGCTGAGTCATCATATTCTCCTCGTGGGTTTAAGGAGATATTTCCTAAATCTGTTTCTGTATAATTATTTACTGTATTTGACATCCGGTACCTCCTCAAACTTTCAGCCGGTATTTCAAACGTGATCCGATTCGTTTAAAATTCACTTTATCAATAGTTGGATCTGAATACATTTTTAAACGGCCCTTGACAACTTTAAAAGCTGCAAAGAAAACATTTCCTGTATCACCTTTCAGACTTTCATGTTTTTCTTTCACATAATCGTCTATCTCTTTCTTTGCCTGTTCACTTTTCTCGGAAACCTCTTCTACAGAATCTTTTGCTTCCTGGCTGGCTTTCTCTGCCCGATCAGCAGCATTGTTTACTTCTTCAATCGCTTCCCGGAAGAATTTCTTTTCCTCCGGTGCATCTACAAGATCTGTGTTCGG